TTGCTTGGATATTTCCGACATAAAGGGATTTGAAGATTTGTTATCCAATAAAATGCAATGGTCAGCAATATTCCCCGCATTGCGCAAAATGCTGATCGGCCTCCCAATTCGCTCCACTAATGCGGATAAACGGTCTTGAATCGCCATTACTCTACTATCACTTCCAACTCTTCGTAAATCGGTTCGGAACGAGAGATCACGTCAATCATGGTAATAGAGACAATACTGGACGGTTTAGCCAGGTTCATATTGTCATAACAGAGGCTCATATTGTTCGTAGCCTCCTGTGTCCAGTCTATTTTTTGCAACTCATAACTGTAGTCAAAAATCTTTTCCGATTGAAAAAGTTTCTTTAAAAGATATTCACAGACCTTGCTGGCAACGTGATGAATGGCTGCTCGGTTAAGTTCTTTGGATTTAGTAAGCTTGACCGTTGACCAATCCGTTATTTTGGCTTTAATCCAATCTTCAGAAGCAATAGCGTAAAGATCGTCATCCAGAAGCGTATCGGGTACATCGGAAGAAGATACACCTCCACAAATTCTTCTGACAGAATCTTTCCATGTGGTCAAGAGAAGATCGTAGGCCATGAGTTTTTATCCTACCTATACAAACAATGGGATCGCATCGGCTTGTTTTTCATCATAAGCCACGGTCAGGTATCCAGCCGTAAGAGTCGTTGCCATTTTCAGTCTCAGGATAAGTTGTTCTCCAACGCTGGAGTCGAGACTGGTTATGGTGGATACCTTTTCTACCGTTGTAGCACCAGCAGCCTCTACCCAAGCCAGGGTAGAACCTTTTGTAAACTCAAACGTACCTGCACCCGTACCCGTAATGCTTCCGAGAACTTTCGTTACGGTGACTTTCTTTCCAGCCGCTACGGTGGGAATCACAATCTTGATCTGCAAATTGGTATCCTGAACAAACCAGACACCAGCCGTCTTTACATCCGTTGCAGCAATAATAGTCAGGCTTGCAGAGGCTTCAGTTCCATCGAACTGATCTCCAAGCGTACAGGTCCAATCGGCAAGACCATCAATATAGGCAACTAATTCTGAAAGGGTATCATAGGCGGCAGCGGCTATATTGATGTTGTATGTAACCGTTAGGGCCGGAGCGGCCAGCTCTAAAGTGTTAGCCTTTACTTCGGCTGTTGCCGTAACTTCAGCGCCCACATAGGTAATCTTGATTGCATTCTTATTGAACGCCTGGTACACGGCCTTTTTATCTTTTCGGTAATCCGAAACCATTTCATTTATTAGTTGTTCATTTTTCACGTTTATACCTCATAGAAAAAGAGAGGGGCTATAAAACCCCTCCCCCTTGTGATTTTATGGTCTAACCACTCAATTGCGTGGTATTATCACTTATGTAGCTATGATCAATTTCTTCCGAGCTTCGGCAAAGATAGTCTGGAAACCAATCGTGTTGGATAAAACTATCTCGGTCCACTGCCCGTTGATAATTTTATCTGTCTCTGTCAGATCAGTTCCGACTTCCCGATAAGCAATCATCGCATATCGTTTGTCAATGCCAACCAATGTGGCAGCCGTGCAATCAGCGTGTTCCACATATCGAATATTGGGTGCCAATTTGGTATTCACAATCACTGGTTGCGCTGGCACCGCATTCCTATCAACAAGATTACTGATCCAGAAAGGAATGGTGGAAGGTGCTGCAATCATCCACGCAGAATAAATATCTGTAGCCGTCCCAATAATAGTGGTGCACTGTCCTGGATAGAAAATTGCCAGCCAAGCCAAATATCCAGCCAATGTCATTTCAGAGGTAAGGGTTGGTGCACCCCCTTGATAGGTAGCAAGATGGGTATGGCTAATCGCGCCGCTGGAAGCATGGGGACTTGTAGCACTAACATCAGTATCCCCTAATAGCAGGACACTAATTGCCATTGCAACTTCATCCAGTCTCGTCTGTAAAGCAATACGCCCGATCAATGTTTGGACGAGAGGAAGGCTTGCCCTTCTCATAAACTCGTAGGAAGCCTTGATCCGAATACCGTATTTCTTGAGCGTGGTAGCTTTTTCAGACCATGTGATAGTCGTGGTCGGGAACTCACCCATTTCAGAGACTCTTCCCATCTGTCTCTTGGCTTCAGTATCATCAATATAAATTGATCTGAGAATACCGCTATCCCCAATGGTTTCAACTCTTGCCACTAACTCGCTTAAAACATCAACTTCATCCATTAAGGCAACTCTCGCCATTCTGTTCAGAACTTCGGGGAAAAGAATGGTAGTAGGAGCTGCATTGCTCTGGAAGAAATAATCAACTTTCGTAGCCTGGATACCGGACTTTGGATCGTCATGAAGTCGGATGCCATATCGAGCCAACTGTTTCTCAAAACCATCTAACGGATCTCCAGGACCAGTCGTGGTGAGGTAGGTCAAATACTGTGTAAATGACATACCTCTGTTAATTGCTTGTTCATACATCTTGCGATCTAAGGTTATATCTTTTGGATCATATTTGGTGATCTCAACATCACTCATGGAAATGCCTCCTTAAATTTTAGTTAATAAAAAAGCCATCCCGAATAGCCAGGGATGGCCTGAAAATTGTGACAGATAATCATCTATCGTTTAGAGAAAAAACGTCACCATTTTATTGGCGGTATCAACTTCTGTTACTAATCGTTCTACTGTACCAGCAACCGCCGTAACCTTCTTCACACAGGTAGCAACCGTGTAAGTGGGGGTTCCATCGGCTCCACCAGCCTGAAGGCAATTCCATCCAACAGAGGGCGCATGATTTGAATCATACCCCATCCTCACGGCTCCATCGACCTGAACCGATGCGGCCTTGTCGTCTCCGTCAATGACCCTTGCAATGCCAAAAAATTCATCATTTTCGGCAGCCGTAGCAACAACGGTAAAACTGGCAGACATTTTGACCAACTTGTTTTCATCAGTACCCTTCACTAAAGCACTGAGAAAGGGGACCAACCCCTCAATCTTGAGTCCAATATGATTAATCGTTCGTGCCATAATATTAATTCCTCCTTAATGCTATTTGAATTTATACAATTCAGGATTGCCATTGAAACCCTCATTGAGTCGTTCCTTAACAACCATAGTTTTTGTCTCGGTCTGTTTTCCAACCGGAATAGACTGAGCCAACTGTTTCTCAAGCCCATCGATCTTGAGCTTTAAGTCCTCGACCGAAAGGTTAGCAATCTCCTTGTCGAAAATTTCGGGATTGTGATTCATGCCGTTAATCTGGATAGACAGTTTCGAACATTGTGCCTTCAGGTCTCTGACATAAGAATCGGCAATGGTTTTGTTCTCATCCAACTGTACTTTTAACTCCTCTATTTCCTGGATAGTCCTTTCCAATTTCTGCGTAAGGTCCTGCTTTTCCATTTCCGATAAAGATAGATGCTTTACCGTCGCCTTGTGGTCGATCCTTTCCTTATCTAAATCCATCCCGACTGCTACAAGATCGGCCTGCACTTTATCAAAAAGCAACTGCAATGCATCAACTTTCGCCTGAAGGTCGGACAAAGATGTTTCTAAAACCAACTTTTCCCCTTCCAGTTTATTCAACTTTTCAAGAATTGATTTAATCTCTCCTGAACTCATATCTGTTTCACCAACTTTCTCGATAGACCCATCGAACTGAAAGTTAAAACGAAGAACGTCAGTTTCCTTAAAATCCTTAAGACTGGTAGAGCCGAAAACACCACCCTGCCCGTCCACGACTTTCCCTTCCTTAACTTCAAGATTGGAGTTCTCGGGAAGGCTAAATTCTCCCTTCACCCTCTTGCCAGGCATAGCACCTGCATAGACACCCGACAATTCAATAAGATTCCGTTTCTTAACCGACCCCTGATGGACAGTATAGGTGCAGAGTTGCATCACTGGTGTTTCACCTTCGGGTGCCACGTTATACCAATGTCCTGGCATATGCGGGCAATTAAAACTTCGCATGTCATTGCCACAGATACCGCAGATAAAAGAACCGGCCTGAAAGCCCACACTAACGGCTTCAGTATGACCGGACTCATAGGCTTTGACATAATCATCGGTGCTAATTTCAGCAGTTTTTAGATCCTTCGCCATATAGACAGAGGGACGAAAAGAAGTAAGTTTGGCCTCACCATCAACAACCTGTACGAGTTCGGATTGAAAAAGAGTGCCCGAAGGAATCTTGCTTGTGTCATGCCCAAAGAGAAAACCAATCAGTTCCGCTTCCTGACTGATATGCCTTGCCATTACATCCTGATGGAAAGCTTCGATCATGTCCGTACCGAGATAACTGAAAAAACTCGTTCTGGTATAATCATCCGCCGCCTCGATATCGAACGAGTACAGGTCTTCGGCTTTCAATTCTACTTTGGCAAAATGTTTATTTATAATCCCCAACTCTTCAGGCGTGGGCTGTTGAATGGACTTATGCATATTTTAAACCTCCAAGGAGTACTGCGTTTTCTTCCTGTAGTACGGCCTCAATAAAGGCTTGCTTATCTTCGGGTGCAGGTTGCTCAGGTTTCTCTTCTTTCTGAAACTTGTGTTTATATCCCTCACTAATCATCTGGTGCAATTGACTCGCATCCCTTCTTCGGTTCAAACCCTTATGTGAAATCCTTGCAAACACTAATCACCCGTTGAACGACGATCTTTATTGGTTTCCTTCCGCTTCTTTTCCTTATCTCCCTCTTGGGATACATCACGCTGAGGGGTCGGTGCTCCCGTCCCCGTGTTCCCGCCAGAAGGAGAAAAATCGGGATTTCTTACAGCATCCGAAGGAGGATCTCCCTTAAGTTTCAGCATCCGCCTGACTCTTCGATTCCGTTCATCCTCAGAGATAGCCCCCAATTGTTCCTCTTCCCAGAGCATCAAACTATAAGCGGCATAATATTGGGATGACTCGTAAGTGGGTCGTAGCGATGGTTCGTACCATTCCCAATCCGCATAAGCCTGAATGCCAGCTTCAACCTGTAGGGCCAAGGTAAACATGCGCTCCATCAATCTTTCGACTATGGACTGGAACCCCACAATCAACTGGATGAAAAGAAGGGCTTCTATCGATGTATAACCCTCTGTACCGCCACCAAATCGCTTGCCAAGGATAGTTGCATAACTTTTCATGGCAGAGGCTATATCAGCCATTAAAACATCTACAATGGCCTGTAGATTGACACCAGACTGTATGTTCTTGCCACCCAGAGCGCCGAGGGTCAACGTATCAAGATGTACTGGGTTATCATCAGCCTCAAGATTCTCCATGGAGGTTTTTGCCTCCGCAATTACG